GCTCTTAGAGGTATTTGTGATGATTGTAAGTCTTTTGATGTTGTCGGGCCTCAAAAAGATGAAGAAGAATAATGGATTTATGTTGTATAGATTTAGTATTTTTAATAGTATGGATAATTATAATAGCGAGTTAATATGGAACAATCATTTATAGAATTATATGCAGAATATGGAGCAATGGGAATCGTTGTAGCTTTATTTGTATATGGTTATATTAAACAAAGCAAAAGAGCTGATGAGCAAGCAGATGCATTAGAAGCTTTAAAAATTGAAAACAAAGGTCAAAGCAATAATATTTCTAATATTGAATCTATCTTATTAAAACTTTTAGATAGATGGAATAATTCAGATTCAACTAGAGATAGAAGACATGAAGAAATGGTTCGTGAATTAAATGACCTTTCAGATGTAATGATGGAAGTAAAAGGCTCTGTTAGTAGAATAAATGGTAAGCATTAATGAAATTAAATACAAATATATCAGTTGAAAATATTATAACGATAGCAACTATTATTTGTTCCATAACTCTTGCATTTGGTTTTATGAAGTATGATATTGATATTATACGAAAAGATTTAGAATTAAAAGCAGATAAAAGAGAAGTGATTGCTGATAGAAATTTAATAACTTACAAACTAGATGTGATGATGGAAGACATCGCAGAAATTAAACAAATACTAAAGGAGAATAAATAATGGAATGGTTAACATGGGGTAACGCAGCTTACCTAATTGCTATTATGATAGGTGGTATAGCCACATTGGTTGCAACAAAGTATAGACCTGCTTTAAAAGAGTTGAAAGAAGTTGCTGAAAAATATAATGAAGCAATGAAAGATGGCAAAATGAGTGCAAAAGAAAAGCAAGAAATTGCAAAAGAATGTATGGATGTCGTATCTGCAATTGTTAAACTTTTCTGGAGGTTCTAATGCCAGCAGGAAAAGGAACATATGGTTCAAAGCGTGGAAGACCTCCAGCATCTTCTAGAACTAAAAGAAAGAAATCTATAAAAGATACTTTACGCAAGATAAAGAAAAAACGTAGGAAGTAAAATGCCTAAGAAAACTCATTTCTTTATGGATTTTTCTGGAGGGGAAAATATATCTGCAAATCCTAAAACATTACAACCTAATGAGTTACAATTATTACAAGGTATGTTTGCAGATGAAAGAGGATATTTAACCACTCTTTATCCCCCTCAGAAATCTCCAGACGCTGCTCACTTAAAAGATTTTGGTATTGTAAAAAGTCTTATTAAAGGCACATCTTTATTCTATTTTAGAAGTGATTATTCGTTTGTAAGTGATGGCAATTGGGCGACTGCTGGCCCGTATCACTATATAATGTTATGTGATAGGTCTGTTGATGATGCTAAAAGTTATGTTACTATAACCGATGGAAGTACATTAAAAAGAAATGCTCTTTTATTAGGAGGTAGGAATTTTATTCCACATTTCTATAAATATGGAAATAATATAAGAATTGTTGATGCTACTTATTTATCAACTCCTCAAGGTCAATTTTGGTTAGGCCCGATAGTTGGTTCATCTGGTGGAACAAAGAAAATAATGGGAGCTGAAATATCTAAAAGATGGCATAGTGAGATAAATAATTTAGCATCACCTACATATGGATTAGCAGGTAGGGTTGGTGGAACTGGAGCAGCTAGTGGAGCAGATGCTGAATCTATTGTTCCTCTTCGTGTTACAGATTTAGCAGGTACAGCTACTGTTCAAAATAATAGCGGTGTTGTTCAGTTTAATGCAACTGGTCATGGAATGTTAGATGGAGATACAGTTATTATATCTGGTAGTGAATATTATTCTGGTTCTCATACGGTTGCTAATAAAGGAACAGATACATTTGAAATAAGTAAAACATGGTTAAGTGTTGCTACTGGGGAAACTCCAGAATGGAGAAGAAAAGGTGACCCTGATTGGTTTGCAGGTTTTGGAACTGGTGGAACAGATATAGCATCAGCCGCATCTGCAAGTAAGTGGTTTATTTCGTGGCAAGATGAAACTAATGATGAAATAAGAAAATGTACTGCTGTTGCTAACAATGATATTACTAGAAGTACTGGGACTGATGTTACTAGTAGAACATTTGAAATATATCCGTACCCCGGTGTTGGTGTGAATATAGATGTTTATCAAAGTAGAGGAAGTGATAAAGGAGCATGGCCACCGGGTGATTATGAATTTGGACAAACATTTGTTTATAATGATGACCAAGAATCTCTTATATCTAAAATGGCTGGTGATAATGTTACTATAGATGCAAACGAAGTTTTGTATTGTAAAGTTTTATTTAGTGGTTTAAATGTTAGTGCAGCTGTTCCAAATACGACTGGAGCAGGTGGAAATAGTGATGTTAATCCTAGAATTGAAAGAGGTAGAATTTATGCTAGAAAATCTGGAACTGGAGATGAATGGATTTTACTTGTTGATTGTGATTTAAGAACTAGTAATGCAGCTGCTGGTGGAGGAACTAGACTTAATTTAACGGACTCTTTAGATAGTTGGAGCGTAAGGAGTGCTGCAGATGGTGAAGATATTGATGGGAATGTTGATAGCACAGTTACGAGATGGAGAGGTTTTTATAGTACACAATATACAATTAAATCTCCAAGTCCTTTTACATATGAAGCAATAAATGGATTTGCTCAAGATGAACCTGTCTTGGGATTTGGAGCATCTGGATTAAGATATAGAACTTCTGTAATAGCTAATAGTAGAGCATTTGTTGCTAATTTAGATTATTATGATGTAAGTGGTAATTTAAAAGCAGCTATGGGAGATGCTATATTATATAGTCCTCCTAATAAAGTTGATACGTTTCCACCATCTTATAGACTTGATATTGCTGAGGGAGATGGAGATGAATTTACTTGTTTAATGGAATCTGGTGGTAAGTTATTAGGATTTAAAGAAAGTGCATTATATATAATAGATATTACAAACCCAAATCCAGCTGGATGGAGACTCGAAAATAGATTGGTTGGATTAGGTGTTAGGCAAAATTGTAGTTCAATAAGAGTAGAGAACGGAGTTGCATTTGCAAACTATCATGGATGTTGGATATATGAAAATAACCAGCTTATTAATTTAATAGAAGGGAAAATAAGTGTAAGTCAATGGCAAAACTTTATTGGAAGTCCTACTAATGAACCAAATATTGGATATGATAGTATATCTAAAAAACTTATTATTGTTAATAATAATGAAAATGTAAGTAAATATTTAAGATTTTATGATTTTATTACTAAAAGTTGGTCTAGAAGTCATGGAGATGGAACTACTGGAGATAAAGGAATTGCTACATTTTTAAATTATAGTGATTCTTTTGGTAGAGGGGATTATGATGAGTCTAATAATACATGGAGTAATTTTGTTACTATTCCAGAAGCAACTGTAAATTTTACAGCTGGACATGGTGATAAAGGTGGGGGAGCTGTTGTATATGTAGAAGAACACGATAATTCTAGTGCTGGTAATTTAATAAGTGCTAGTGAAAATAAAAGTTTTAATGATGCTAGTAATTGGTCAGAACATAAAGCTGCTGGAACTCCTACATTTGTTAATTCCTCTACTGGGACTCAACGACTTAGATTAACTGGTGATACCAATGCTGGGGAACAAGGGGTAAAATTAGTAGATGCTTATATAAATTCTGGAACTGACCCAGTTATTGGTCAAATATATATGGTTTCTGTTGATTTATATTGGACTAGTTCTGTAGGAACAGATACTGCAGTTTTTAAAATTCAATATGCAGGAGCAACAACAGCTGCTTTTGCTGTAACTGGAACAAGTAGCACTGTTTATCATAAATATATTACAGCTGCTAGTACAGATAATGAATTGCAGATATATTATGAACATTCTGATGCAACTCAATGGAATGTAGATAATGTTATATTAGCTGAAGTAAAAGCAGATTTAAGATGGTTTGCTTTAAAAAGAAATGTTATTGATTATAGTAATGCAATAGTAGATGGAGATGCAAAAGCAAATAGAAGTTTATATAATATAGTAACAAGGGAAGAACATTTCGGAGCTCCATTTAATTTAAAAAAAATATATGCAGTAACTATTGATTATATAACTGAAAATGCAAATGGTAGATTTGGTTTTGATTTACGATATCAAATTAATGGTAATATTCAAAATAGTGATTTAGGAACAGATTGGATGAGTGTAACAGATTCTCCTTTAATTATAGAAGACCAATCTACAACTGGATTAGCAACACCTAATGAAGTTAATACAATAAGAATACCACATACGTCTTTTGATGCAACTAGCAATACTCCAATTAAATGCCACAGTATTGCTTTTCAAATTCATAATAACCCCGTTACAACTAGACAATTTGTTAAAATATTAAATATTGGAGTTGAGTATAGAATAATAAAGAAAGTTGTTGGAACTGAAGCAACAGCAGTAGGTGATGCTACATTATAATGCCATATCAAGCTGAAATAATAAGAAATAAAAAAGTATCAGTACATGATTTAAGAGAAGGTGAATATGTTATTAATGAATTTGCAGGTGAAATAAAAGGTATATTAAAACTTAATGGTAGACTTCATAGTACAATATTTAATGAACAAATAAATAAAGCTCCTTTAAAATCAGAAAAAAACGATATAGTTATTAATGATGGTATAAATGATAGAGTAGTTATAGGAGATATAGGTAAAACCAAAGATGGTAATTTGTTTGGAATGAAAGTATCTAAGCCGGGTCATGATGCTAGATTTGCTCCTGAAAATAAATTATTAATAAATACTGCAAAGAATTTTTTATGGCCCGCATTTAGAGTTTATATAGAAGATTCACAAGTCTGGGGTACAGGAGCATATGCTAAAGTTCAATTTGAATCTAAAAATCATGCTCAAAGTCTTGATGAATATGATAATAATTCAGACATTGATTATACTAATGATTGGTTTGTAGTTCCTTATGATGGAATATATCATTTTAATACTAGCCTTCTTTATGAAGATGCACATTCTGCCGAAGTAGACGCTGGAGAGAATATTAATCAACTTTTATATGTTGATTCTAATGAAAACGGAACATATGTTAATTCGGATGACCAAGTAATTTTACATACACTTGAAACACATCATGCTGATTTACTTGCTACAAATTATTGGACTACACATATGTCAGGTGAAGCTAAGTTATCTGCTGGTGATAAAGTTCAATGGGCAATTTATAATAATTGTGGAGCAAATATTGAACCATATAACCAAGCTACAAACGACACTAAATACAATATGTTTACAGGACATTTAGTATGTTTAACATAGTTGTATTATAATGTATATAGCAATAAATTTAAAATGTATCTTTGGAGACAAACATGACTACTAAACCTAAAAAAAGACAAGCAAAAGCAGCCCCTAAATCGACTCAAAAAGCTAAAGTATTTTCGGGAAAATCTAAATTTAAATCAGAAGCTGAAAGAAAATATGCACTTGCTAGAAGAATTACTGAAGAAGCTGATTCTCTTAAATCTTCAATATCTGAACAACAAGACAAAGCCAAAGAACAAAGTTTGTGGGCTAGTATAGGTGGTGCATTAGGAGGACTTGCTTTAGGAGTAGCTACTGGTGGACTTGGTTGGGCAGCTCAAGGAGCAGCTGTAGGTATAGGTAGTTATGTTGGTGGTCGAGGAGGTAAAGCAGCATCTGAAAAAAAAGATTTATTAGGTATAGGTAAAAGATTGAAAGGAAAAGGTGAAATTGATACAAATCTTAAACATAAAGGCAAAGATTTTCTTTTTTATAAAGATACTGCAGAATCCCAAGAAAAAGCCTTTACTGAATTTGATGAAGCCTTAGATAAAGGAATTGCTCAAAAAAGTTTAATGGCTGGAATATTTGCAGGAGCTATGGCAGGTGGAGCTGAAGCACTTGGTGATTATTATACAAAAATGAAAGATGCTAGAGCTGCTAAAGCTATGGGGACTGGTTCAAAAACACTTCCAGTTGCGGGAGAAGTTGCTGGCTCTATGAGTCAACCAATTTCACTTACAGCTACTGGAGAACCTGCTTATGCGGCTATGGCTAGTAAAGGTGTTGGATATAAAGCTGCTAGTGGATTAAAATCAATAGAAGCAACAAAAGATTTAGCTAGTATTATAAGTCCAGTAACTACTGAAGCTGTTCCTAGTTTATTTGCTGGGTTAGGTGAAAGCATGAAAAAATATGCATTATATTCTGGTGGAGCTGCTATTGCTGGTTATAGACCAGAAATGAAAAAATTAAAACCAATGATGACAACTTCATCAAATAAACAATACGGTTAATGCCAGATTATTCTGAAATATTTAGTGACCCTGCATTTGCTCAATATGCTGATTATGCACCTCAGTATGATGATTGGCAAGAACAGTTTATTAATCTCGAATACGGATTTCAATCTCAAGAATATGGATTAGCAGGTGATATGTATGCACTTGCTGGTGAGCGATATGGAATGGCTCAAGAAAGAAGTCTTTTTGAACAAGTTCAAAGAGGTGATGCAAGAACATCTGCCCAAGAAAGATTAGATATGCAAATGAGGGGAATGGGTCAACAAATGGGTGGAACACTTGCTCAGTCTCAAGAACAAGCATATGATTTACTTAGTCAAGGTGAAGAACTTGGAACATCTGGATTAGGAACAAGGAGAGGTTCTACTAGAAGAGCTATGAAAAAAATTGAGGGAAGCTCTGAAAGAGCATTGGAATCTCAAGCTATGGCTGGATTAGAAGCAAAATCTCAATACAAGTCTACAATGGGAGATATATCAGCTAGCGCTTTTGGTTCTGCTCAACAATTACAACAATCTGGATTAGAATATGACCAATCTGGATTAACCTATGAAGCAGCTGGAATAGCATTTGATAGAGCTGGAATGCAGAGAGAAAGAGATTTTGCTCAACTAAGTGCAGATTATGAAGATGAAATGCTTGATTATTTAACAATGCTTGGACAAGAGTTTGGTGTATGGTGGGAAGGTGATTTACCTGAAGACCCTTCAAACCCATTAGATGACCCTGAGTATGACCCAGATGATGACCCTGAAGACCCTGGCGGCGGTGATACTGGCGATGACCATAATATTCAAAATCCTAATAGTAATAATTTTGACGAAGGTTCATGGGGGCCAGGTAACCCGTGGTATGACCAAAATCCTGATTTAGATTATTGGCAAGACCCACATGGTGACGATGATGATGACCCACTTCCTCCACCACACACAGGGCCTTAATTATGGCAAGATATAAAGGTATAAATATTCCAGAAGTAATCTCTCCAGATTTGGGTAGAAATAATGATTTTATGGAATTTGTTAGTACGTTTGGAAGTTCTATGATGAGGTCTTGGATATATGGTATGCAGAAAAAAGAAACCGATATGTTAAAAGCTGATGTTACACTTTGGGGTTCTGCTGTTAATGCAGCTACTGAATATAAAGAACCAGAGCCAGTTCAATTACTATTAGATGATTTAAATGCTGAAAAAAAATTACATAAAGATGACCCGATAAGATATAATTATTTAGAATCTGTTACAAATAAAATTGATGCAAGATTATTTAATCTTAATAAACAAGAAGATTTACGAAATTTAATAGAAGATACTAGAGTAAAATTAAGACCACTAGAAAAAGGGGATGCAGCTGGATATAAAGGTGGAGCTTTAAAAGTAATAGAAGAATTTCAAGAAGCAATGTTTCAAGATGAGCAATATCAAACTCCATTAATGAAACAAAAAGCTAATGAAATAACTGAAGAAGTTTTATATACTGTTGATGGTATTGATATGATGAATGCAATTGATGAAAATCCTGAATTAGAAGGCATACAACTTAATCCAGAAAGTTATCCTAATGAACAAAGTCTTGTAAAAACTCAAGAAGCTCTTAGGTATATACAAGAAGCAAGAGATATACAAGATATAACTGGTGAATTTCCTAAAGATAAATATCAAATGGCTAGAAAGTTTTATAAAGAAGCATTAACTGATAGAAAAATAGGTACAGCATCTAGAGCTTCAGAACAAGCAAAAATTCATGGAGATTACGTTAATCAAGTTTATCAAGATATTGAAGCATTAGAAAAGAAATTTATTTTACCTGAAAATGAAAGCATGAGAAGTTATTATGGTAAAGCTTTAGATAAAATGAATTTAACTACAAATCCATCAAAAGCTCTTAGAGTTAGTGAGAAATCTTATAGTCCTCAAAGAGCTGAACAAGTTAAAAATTCTGTTTTACATGATTTGGCAAGAGTTTTAGAGGAAACAAAAAAATTACCACCTGATTTAAAAAGAGCAATTGATACATGGGCAGGTGATGACTATATATTAACTTCTCCTCATTTACAAGAAATTTGGAATAAACTTGCATATTGGAGAGGTGGAACTACTCTTAATAAAGATGTAATAAAAGAATGGAAATTTCCAGGCGGTGAAGCTCTTATTTATGGAGAAGGTCAAGGCGATAGAGTTCAATCTTTAGTTATGCAATATTTTGAAACTTTAAGACAAATAGATTTAAAACACTCAATAATGTTCCCAAAAGAAGAAGAAGATAGTGGAACAGATACTGACCCTTTATGGGGGGATTTTTAATAAATTAAAATTAATATTTACTCAGTAGTAAATGGATATACAAGAGTAATAATATGAATGAAAAAACACCTTTAGATTATTATAGTTTTGCTGATAGGTTGCAAACTTTAAATGATTTAAGTAGAAAATTATGGGAAGATTCTGGAATATACGATTTAACCCAAAAAGACGAAGAAGGAAATTATACTACTGAATGGCCAGACGACTATAAAGAATGGTTAAAAGAAAATGTTAGAGAAGGAATCCCTGAAAGAGTTAATAATATTATTGCAGCTCATCCAGAAAGAGCTCACAGGTCTTTAGCACATCAACCTTCTCCTGTTACTGAAGATGAAAGAAAAAAATATTCAGGATATGACCAAATAAAAGATTATACATCTTGGACAGATGGTGAAATGTGGAACGCATATTTTGCAACTGCTACTGGACTTGCAAATAAAAAAGAAGCTTTGCCAATAGAATCTTATGAAAAATTAATTAATGATTTTCAAAGTTATTATGATGATAAAAGCGAATTAATAAAAACAGGAGATATTAATAATCCTGAATTAGTTTCAAAAATTAATGACTTAGGTGAGTTTTTAAAAAATGTTCCTAATCAAATAGAGGAAGTTTCTTCAGAAGATACTGATAAAAAATTTATTAAGTTTAAAGAACCTCTTCCATTTATAATTAGAACTAATAGAAAAAAACTAGGTAGAGGTTTTTATACCGATGAAAAAACATTAGAAAGAGTCGAAGATACATGGTTGGGAGAATCTTTAAAAGATACTAATACAGATTTTCATAATAAAGTTATGCAAATAAATAGTCGAAGAGAAAGACTTAAAAGAGAAGACCCAAGATATCAAGCATATCAAGATTATATAAGCAAACGACCAGTTGAATTTTTTCAAAAATTTACTCCTAATAAATATTGGTGGGATACTTTTTATGAAACAATGCCTTCTTTATTAGCCGTAGCATCAACAGCTGGGGCTGGAGTTGTAGGTGGAGCTTTAGGAGGGCCTGCAGGAGCTATAGCTTTAGGGGGAGCTGTTTCACAAGCAACTCTAGGCCCGTTACTTGCGTCTCAATATGCTCAAACAAATAATGAAGCTATGGATTTGTATGGAGATGAAGACGTAGCAAAGCAAATAGCTGAGGGAGCAACAGCGGTATCAATGGCAGCTAACACAGCTTTAGAAGTTCTTCCAGTTGTTAGACTTGCAAAACTAGCTATGCCAGCTAGGATGTATAGAAATACAAGTAGGGTTTTAAATCAATCAATTCGTAAAAAAATATTTAATGCACTTGGTGAAGATGCTGTTGAAAAATTAAGTGGAACTAGGTTAAGAAGAGGAGGGTTTCATATTTTAAATGGAGTAAAGCAAGCTGGTTTAGAAGGTGTGCAAGAATTTGCTCAATATACAGCTGATGCTCTTATTTTGTCTGGATATAAGGGAACAAAATTTGATGAAGAATTTGATACAGATGAGGCTTTAGAATCATTATTAGGTGGTATTATGATGGGTGGAGTAACTGGTTCAACATTTTCAGCTATTGGTGGTCAAGGCGCATATACAAGAGAACAAGCAAAAGAATATTTAAATCAATTTGTAGAAGGCGATAAAATATCTGCGCAAGATGTTATATCTGCTGTTGAAACTGAATCAAGATTAAAAATTGAAGGTGATGCTGGTACAAGATTTCAAGGAAGGCAAGATGATAAACCATCAAGAACTATTGGAACTTCTGAGCCAACCTTAAAAGGATATTTAAAAGAAGTTGTTTCTTCTGGAACTGATGCTCCAGTTGAGGTAGAAGATGTAAATAAAATATCTAATGCTAAAGATAAGTTTTTTGTAAAGCAAAATAAAAAAATTAGCAAGGGAAGACTATTTGAAAAGATAACTTCAACATTAGAGCATGGAGGCCCAGAGCTTGTTAAATCATTAAACAATGAAGATAAAAAAGAAATAAATGATTTATTAATTGGCAATTTAGATTCAATTGATAAAAATATTGTTAGGTCTATCGAAAACAAAGATGCTATTATAGAAGATTTTGCAACAGGTAAAATATCAATTAAATATAAAACAGATACTCAAGGAAAGATAATAGGTCGTAAGCAAGATAGAAAAGTAGCTATACAAGATGAAAAATATATTCAAAGTTTAATTAAAAAATTTGAATCAGAAATAAAAGAAGAAGATATTTCTAAAGATAAAATATCTAAATGGTTTCTTCAACAAAAAAATATAGATATATCTAAAGCTCCAAAAAGTAAAAAAGATATTCTTGAAGAAAAAGCATTTAAAGGTCTTGGTGGTATAGATATTGGTAAAACAGAAACTACGCCTATACAAAAAGAAACTTCTAAAACAGAAGAAAAATTAGAAAAAGGAATTTCAAAAAAAATAGAACAACAACCTTTAAAAACTGCTGAACAAATACCTGTTGGAAGTACAGTTGCTATTTTACAAAAAAACAATAAGTTTTCAGGAACAACAGGAGAAGTTGTTAAATATGATTCTGTAAAAGATAGAGTTAAAGTAAAGTTATTTGATTCTGAAAAACAAAAAGATGCGTTTTCCACTTTTGATGCTAAAAAAGATGTAATGGTTATGCCTGATAAGCCTAAGACTGATAAACCTAAAAAAGATGCGCCTCCCGGATTGTTTGAAAATGAAGAACAAAAAGAAGCATTGAGATTATGGTATAAAGAAGGCAGGGAAAAGGTTACTGGAAGTCCTCGTGGAAGATTAGATGTAGGGGCTTCTCAAACAAAAACTAAAGAACAAAAGCGTTTAATATATCAACCATTAAAAGATTGGTTAAATTCTCTTCCCAAAGAGAAAAGACCTGCTAAAGCATTTAAAAATATTTTAGAGCATGAAGAATTACTCTATCGTGAAGAAGGGGGTATACATGGTGATGATACAACTGAAGGAGATAGAAGAGATTTTTTATTAGAAGATAAAAAACCTGAGACAAAAAAAGATATAAAAGAAACTAAAGAATGGTCTAGGTATAAACCTAAAGGAAAAGAAAATTTTGAAGTAAGTAGTCAGGGAACTGCTCTTGGTAAACAATTCAGCGCTTTAAATGCTAAGTTAAATGATGGAAGAACAATAGAGGAGGCTTATCAAGTCGGTGTTAAAGGATATTCTTCAATTAAAGAAGGAAAAGGAAAACCACCTAAAGATAAAAGTATTGATACTTATACTGAATATAAAAAACTATGGCAACAATGGGCTAAAGAAAATCCAAGAAAGATGGAGGATTTAATTAGTGCATCAAAAGGAAAAGTATTAACAGATAAATTTGCTAAAACTGATGTTTCTCAGGCTAGGGCATTAGCTGAAATAATTAATGAAACTAGAGATACTAGAAGTATTGATGATGTATTTAAATTTCCTACGCAAGCTACTGACAAACCTAAAGAGCCAGATAAAAATAAAGCTAGAATAGCTGCCGATAGAAAAATGGCAGAAATAGAACAAATAGAAGGTGTAGATGTAAAGAAAATTAATCTTCCTACTGAAGGTGGATTAGAAAGAATAGGCGATATAAAAATTTCTAAAGAGTTACAAGGTAAGGGCCTTGGAGAAAACTGGGTGAATAGTTTAAAAGTAAGAAGAAAAACTCAAGGTAGAGACACAATAGATATAATTGCTAAGCCAGGCTCAGAAGGGTTTTGGGAAAAGCAAGGATTTAAAGAATATGACCCTATAAATGAATATTTTAACTTTGATGATGATGGAAAGCAAGATGAATTGCTTGTTGGAAAAGCTCAATTATTTGAAGATGCATTAAAAGATAAAGATGGTAATATTAAAAAAATAGATGGTAAAGAACCTACCCCAATGATATTTGATTTACGAGATGTTAGTTTACAAGATTTAATTGTTAAAGCGCAAACAACATTAAAAGATAAACCAGAATATTTAACACTACCTAAAAAGAAAGATTCAACATTAAAAAAATTAGACGAAGGAACAGAAAAGAAGAAAACAAAACTTGATTATATAAAAGATTCAGCAAATAGCTTAGCGAAAGGCTTAGATGATTTAAGTGATATTACTCAAAAAGGAGCAATAAGTCCCGGTGGTGATGTATGGGATGAAAGTGCATACAACAGAGCTAAAGAACACTTTAATGATTCTTATGAATCAGCTAAGAAAGCATACAATATGACATTAGATGATTATGTATTAGCTATGTTTAAAGCATTAAAAAATATACCTAAAGAAATAAGAAATAAAATTAGAAGATTTTTAATGAAATGGGCAAATAGTAAAGACTCAAATTTATCAAATAGAATAAATCAAAGTAATAGAGCTCTTAATATTGTTGAATTAATGGGCTTTGGCGATAGAATGAAGTATAAAATATCTAGAGAAATTATGGATTCTGGTACTATGGATAGGTTAATTGCTTCTATTGATGAATCTACAGATGATAAAAGCGATGATTTAACTAGAGAAGGATTAGGCATTGTTGATACATCTGACCATGAAGAAATATCAAATAACCTTTCATTTGAAGGATATGATTTTAGGAATGATACATTTTTTAAATTCTTAGAAGATACTGATGCTAAAGGATGGTTAGATAGAAAACAAACTGCTAAAATAATGGAAGCTGTTTCTTCTGGTGATAAAGATATTTTATTAAACCATCTTAAAGAAAAATATAATTTTACTCCATCTACTATTAATGAAAATAATATGATTCAATCTTTTTGGATAAACAATCAAATTATAAATAGAACAGCAAGTATTAATAAACCTTCTTGGTGGTGGGCTAATTTAGATGAAAATGGCAATAGAATAAGAGACAAATCAGATAAAAGATTTATACCTAAAATTGGTGGAGATTCAAGATACGGAAAGGATATAAGAAGCAATACTGATTTACCTAGTACATCTATAATGTCATTTGTTGATTGGGCATTAAAGTCAAAAAAACACGAAGGTGAGCAAATACCAATATCAAGAATATATATGAAAGATTTAGTTGATGTTTGGGTTGGTTCAAAAGATGAAACTGGAAGTAAATATTATGGTAGACAAGAATGGACAAAGCTTGTTAATCCTGTTAGAAATCAAGAAACAGGGGATATAGAAATAAAATCTTTAGTGGAAATATGGGATTCGTACTTTGCTGGGAATGTAGAATATGATAATAAACAAAGAAGAATTGTAAGAACTGTTGCTGAAATAAAGGGTGGTGGTAATAATCCTTCTTTTGTTGTTGCTAGAATACCAGAAAATATATTAACAATGTCTGGAGACAATGTTGCTATATCAAATTACTTAGAAGATGAAGTTGAAAAAGGCAATATGACTTCTAAAATTGCTAATGATATGATAGACTCCATTAATGATTTAAATGATAAAAGTGGTAATGTAAATAAATATATAGATGTACAACATATAACTTCACATGAACTTATGAAAAGAACTCATGGAGCTAAATACTTAATGAGAACTCCTGATTTATTGCACCACATGAGAAGAGCATCTCTTCCATATTCTGAAGGTATTGTTCCTATTGGATTAGGTGAAACTACTATAAAGATTTTAGACCAAAGTAAAGTTACAATAATGAATGCAGATGGAAAGAAAGTTCCAATGACCGAGTTGATTGCTGGATTAGAAGGTAGAAGTAGAAGTGATGGCGCAACTATAACAGATACAGAAACTTTAAATAATATTGCTAACTCAGTAGGAAGAGAAACCATAAGGGGTGGTATTCCAATGAGGGAAGTAAAGAGTGTTATTTGGTATAATAGTTTAAATGATAATTTTGCTAAAAAGAACTATCCCCCTGAATCATTTAGAGGTACTGATTATTGGGAAGGCATACATTATTTAGCTATTAAGCATAATGAATTTGTTGCTGATGAAGGACTAAGGTTTCTTGATAGTGATGATAATACTATTGCTTATACAGTTAGAGAAAACAATGAAATAAGAATATATGATGCTGATGATAATAGAATAAATAGATTGTCAACATTAGATGAAGCAAAAGAACCAGATGGAGGTTCTGGAAGTTTTGAATTAAAAGGCAGAGCATCTACAGATGTATTAACATTACCTGAAGAGTCAACAAGAATTATTAAAGTTCCTAATCAAAAAAGTAAATCAAGTGCAGCTTTTCCTTTTACTTGGTTAAGTAAATTATATCATCCAGAATTTGATAGTCTTAGAAGTGAAATAGAAAGTAGATTATTAAATATTGCTAGAGCAAATACACAAGCAATGTTTGATGCTAGAAAAAATCCAGAAATAATGGCATCTTTATATGGTCAAATGAAAAGTGACAATACTTCTTTTATTGGTGAAATAGAACAATTAATAGAACCTGAAAAAGGCAATATGATTAAAGATGGTTTTGCTGAACACCCACAACTTGTAAGGGGAATATTAGAGCCAATTAAAAATAAATTAATAAATGAAAATTCATACAAAGGAAGACGAAAAGGATTTGGTAATTATCCAACTGTGAAACCAGACTATGATGGAACTAAAGTTAATAGATATGATGGAGTAGCAATAAGTGAAGATGATGTTACAATGGTTAATTTTATTAAGCAAAAACTTAATTTAGATATGTCATTAAATGGTGAAGATTTACAAAGAGCATATACAGAAGCTTCTTTAGGTGGAAATAGAAGAGGAGCTCATTTATTAGTTGGAAGGTTTCCTGTGTATTCATTAAATGGTGTATCTCTTCTTAAAATAACTAATATAGTTCCTTCTGGGCATGGCAATGTTACTTGGTTTCATCCAGACTTTTTAGCAGGGCCTTTACAAGGTGATACAGATGGTGATAATGTATTTTTTCAAGTAATGCATTTTGGTGAAAATTATTCTGATGAATCAATTATTAATAATTTATTAAAATCAAAAGAAGATTTTGATAAAAGAAAAGGATTTGCTAGGGTAGAGTATTTTAAAAAGAAAGATAAAAAATTAAATGCTGTAAAGAAAGAATCTTTATATAAATCTGCTACAATGATAGGGGATGGTATGGCATCTCAAGGGATTTTAACAAATGCTATTACATTCTTTGAGGATATGCATTATAAGGGATTTAAAGCAGATATAGGTGGTCAAAATATTGTTACAAGAAATCCCGATAAAGAAAACTCTATTATGTTATATGCCCCATTAAATGAAGATGTTACTCAAGAAATGCTAGATGAAGCAAATATGGGTAAATTAGTTAGCAAAGATGGGCAACCGTGGTCTGATGGTAAAAAGTATTTATTAACTACACCTGCTAACGAATTAAGACTATTATTACAAGCTGCCGTTGACCATTCTAAAGAGCTATTATTAAGTGATTGGAAATATGATGGATATGATTTTATTATTCCTAAAATGTTTGTACAAGAAAATGGAGCACCTATTGGGTTGAGGCAAAGTCAAACAATATCTAGAATATTAAGAAAATTATTATCTCATGGAAGTAAAAGATTGGGAAGAGATAGCAAAACTAGAAGAACAAAAGGAATGTCTTCTATGTTTGAAGATAGTCAGCAAATGTTTGAATTTGTTAATATGGATAAAAATGAGCAAGGAAACTATATAGCTTTAAATGCAAATATGCAAAGACAAGCAAGTAAATATTTAACAGAAGAAACAGCCCCAATAAATAGTGTTAGTTTTAATGGAAAATTAACTACTATTGAAAAACTTATTTCTACTCCTTATTCAGTAATGGATAAATATCAAAAAGAAAATCCAGATGATTTAGTTTGGATGCATCCATTTGGATACAATGAACATAGGGTTGTTAATGGATTATTAAAAACTAAAGAAGATTTAGTAAATATTCAAAGAGCAGAAGAAAGATGGTATCCAGAAAGCAAATCTTGGGAATCAAAGAAAAATGAAGCAAGAAGATTTATTAATCAAATGGGAACTGAGTTTTATAAAATACATTCTCAAGAAATTTTACATAAAGATGCAACTGAAAGTTCATTAACATCTTCTGCTTATCCTTATAAAGATGTTATGTTAGATTTTATAGATAAATGGTATAATACAGGAGATAAGAAAAAAGGAATAAAACCATTTAAAGAATTAGATGAACAACAAAGAGCATATTCTACTTTAAGATTTTTAAGAGGTATATCTCTTCAAGAAAAAACAATAAAAAATATAAATAAAAAACAAGTATCTTCTATTATGAAGAATATGATGAAATTAAGAGATAGAATTAGTTCAACAAATAATTTAAAAACTATTGAAAAACTTCAAAGTGCATATAAATCACAACAAAACAAGCTTGATAAATTAACCACTAAAACAATAATAGCAAAACAACCTAGAATTAGAGATATAACTACAATATTGCCAAAACAACTTATGCATCCAGATGTTTGGAGAACATATGTAGAAGCATCAGGGCCTAACATCAGACAAGCCCCAAGTGAGTCTCAAAGAGTTGATAATTTAGATAAAAAAATAGGTGATTATATAACAAAGGATTGTCCATAATGAAGGGGAAAATAAATTGTGATATAAAAAAACTTTATGTAGAAGCTACTGAAAAAGAAAATGAAGTTATGCGAGCTAGAATAAAAAGTGGCATTACTGATATGATAGAAGTTCCTAGTGATGGTAATATAAAATCTTTAGAAAATAGATTAAAAAAAGTTTTACCAAAAGGTGAAAGAGTAGTAACTAATCGAGAACTTAAAATGGAAAAAGAAAGATTTAAAGAGCATGAAAAACTTTTTAAATATTTAAATGATACCAGTTGGGAAATATATAAAACAATTGAAATAACAACAATTCCAGATGATTATCTTTATACTAGATTACATTGGATTCAGTTTCAAATTGCAAGGGCATTTAATGAATTAACATTTGCTAGACGAGATAAAGTTAAGAAATCTGATACATATAATTCTGGATTTAATAATAGTAATTATTGGGATGCCTCTAAAATAAGAGTAATAAGAAAAAGAATAGAAAGAGAGCAAGGAAAAGCTATAAAATTTAATAAGTCTGGCAAATTAAGTGGGTATCAAAATACTGTAAAAGCTCCTGAAAAATTAATGGCACAACTAGACCCGACTGGAGCTGCTGGTAAACTTATGCAAGACATTCAATATCATCTTGAAAACTATAGGATGGAAGGGTTTGATTATCATAAAGATTTAAAAGAAATGCTTCGAGATATTACTAAAATTATTACTGGAAAAAGAATAGAGAACTATCCTGATATGCCTGAAAGCGAATTATTAGAAGCTGCTACTCATTTACATAATGATTTAATGCATACGCAAACTAGAAATATTATGTTTAAAGATATTCCTAATGAATTTTCAGATTTTCAAAAATGGAGAAATTCATATGTAGGAAATAAGTTTTTTGAATTACAAAAATTTCGTTCTGAAAGACAACAAATGGGCCCTGATAAAGATGAATATATTTTAGTACCATTACATAGTGATAAAAAAGGCGTTGATATTCTTAGAAAACAAAGAAATAAAGACGTAGTTGATAATAAATACGCTGAAGAAACAAGGCCAAGTAGAAATGAAGAAGCATATTTTGCTTATAAAATACCTTCAAATTGGTCAGGGTTTTTAAAATCAATAAAAAGTAAAACAGTTTTAAAAAAGGGAGATTTTGTTAAATATCTATCTAGTCCAAATATGGAAGATGGATTTTATACAGCATTAGACCATAAAGTTTCCCCATATGAAGTAATTGATGGAACAGATAAATTAAAAAAGAAATATTCTAATTTTGTAAGAGGAGTTATATATAATGATAAAATATATCAACCCCCTGAAGAATGGATGTCGCAAGGAGGATTGTGGAATATAGTTGAAAGAAAAAGAAAATTTAATGAGACTGTAAGAGCTGATTTATTAGAAGGAAAAGCTCAAGAATCTCAAGAAGAATTTAGCAATGTTAAAAACAATCTTATTAATATATTATCTGAAAGTGGATTAGATGATGTAGAAATGAATGAAATTCTTGATTCTATTGAAGATATTGGATTGGAAGATAATTATTGGAAAGATAATGATGGCAATTGGGTTAATGCAAATAGCAAGTTTACAGCTGCTAATAGATGGAGTTTTGATACAGTTGCATTTCATCCTATAGAAAATTTAAAAATGATGGAAGGTGCTATTGATGGTGTTAGTGAAGAAATTGCAGAATTACAAGGTACTTTAACTGGTTATAAAAATATTAAAGAAAGTGAAGATTCTTCTTTAGCTGATAAAGCAGAAGCAAGAGAATATATTGCTGAAATAGAAGAAAGACTTGATGAGTTAAATGAGTTTTTTAATCAATTTAATAAAAAATTATTTGCAGATGATACTGATGAAGGTAGAAGAGAATTAAAGTTAGCTAACAGAATATTAGCTACAAAACATAGGCAATTATATACAGATAATACTAGAAGAAGAAAAGATTTTGGAGTTCATTCAGAGTCAATAGATTCTATTAATAAAAATACTTCATTAACAAAAATAAAAACACAAGCATTTAAAACTTTTATAGGATTAAGAAAAAATCCATCTATTATTAAATATTTAGCAAACGAACTTAAAAACATAGAAAATTCTCCAAGCACAGAAGCTGGATTCTTTTGGATTAATTATTCAGACGAAGCAATAGCATGGTTAATATCAAGTATTCCGGGTTTTGATAAAGAAAAATATAATGCAAAATGGGTTAAAGATACATTTTTATTAATAAGAGGATATAAAACTCATAGTAATCTTGGATGGGGAACTGGAGTTGGTAATCAACCACAAAGAATAAGTTATATGCTAACAAAAGGAATTGAGCCATTTCAAAGAGCTCGTACAGCTTTAAAGGATGGAGCTCATGGATTTACCGCAGAAGAAATATGGGAGCAAATAGAAGCAACAGGAGTATTAGAACCTGCTAATGCTATGATAGATATGTTGACTCATGGAATGGATACTTCTTCTTCAAGTTTACAAGAATCTTATTTACCACTAAAAGATATGGTTGCTCTATGGAAAAATACTACTTTAGACGGATGGTTGGCTAGCAGTAAAGGTTGGGATAAAATATTAGCAAAAGCAGCTGGCAGGTCTTTAAGTGAGAAATTAACAGTAGAAGAATTAAAAAAGACTCAAGATGAATTAAAAAGAATTAAAACAGGATTATGGGAATTTTTTCATGAAGATAGTAAAAATGTAAAACACCTTCGTAAAAAATTAAAAGATTTAAAAATTGGATTAAGTCAAGGATATATAAATAGAGCTGTTCATTGGAGATTACATTGGTTTCCTTTACCGGGCCGTAATTTTTGGACATTATCTGGTGGTGAAAGGCAGATGAGAGCTGAAGCTGCTTATATAGAATTTGACAGAATGCTTGGTTTAGGTGTAGTAGATACCAGTAAGCCAGGCTGGAAATTTACAGATTCTGAAGAAACTGTTTATGCTTCTAGATTATCAGTTTATTATCATTTATTTGGAATGAACTCTCCTCATTTATCAAAAATGTTTAGAGGTGGATTTGGTGCAACATTTTGGCAATGGAAACCCTATGATTATTTTCAAATTCAAGAAGAATATAGAATTTTTGATAACTATATTACATCTATTGATAGCCCTATAACAGCTCCATTATATCTTACAGGGCATGTAATTAAAAAACTTTTAAGAGCTGGGTTAGCAGGAAAAAGTGTATACGACAATACAACAGATAAAAGACTTATATCTGGATATCAAAAGTTTATTAAAAAAATTGATAGTCAATATGAAGGTTTTAAAATTGATAAAAAATGGGATAATAAAACATTAGATAATTTCACTAATCTTCTATTAACAAGAGGTTTACTATCAGGAGTAACTTTATTTGCATTTTATAATAGTAATTTATATGGAGGATGGGCAATACTTTCAAAACTTTCTAAATGGTCAGGACTTAGAAATGATGTTAATCAAAGATTTGCATTTGGAGGGTCAAGTGTATTAATAAATAGAAGTATTAAAGGATTAATGTTGCTTTTATTATTTTTAGAAAAAATGGGAATAGGAGATAGTGGATTAGAAGAAGATGAAGTAGTAGATGATGCTCTTAGAGACTATTTTCCAGTTATAGTTAGTACTATTTTTGCTTTAATGAAAGATTGGGAAGAAAATAATTGGGTTTCAAGGACAAAGGCTTTAAGACCTATAATACCAGCAATTGCTAAGCCAGTAATTATGTCTCCAGAGGCTGGGGAGATTATTGAGGATGTACAAGATTATTTTAATTAATATTTAAGAAAAGCAGGCACCAAAACTTCGACTTGAATTGATGCCTGCCTAGTTACCCCATAACAGAAGGTAATTATTTAACTAATTTTAATATTCTTTTTAATAACGAGTTCATTTCTTTTATTAACTCTAATATTTCTAATGTTGTTCTTTCTATGTTTTCTTTTTTTGTATCTCTCATGGTTTAACTCCAGGCCCGAATTGAAAATATATTTTATAGATTCCTATAGATATAAGTTGAGTATGGTCTGAGCAATCCCAAGTAATCCAAAATAATCCATTTAGTAATTTTATATTTAATCTGTATTGTACCATAAATGCTTTTATTTTATTTAAATCAAAAGAAAACACAAATGGTATTTCATAATGAATAATATTTTTTTTACTTATGTTCACTATTTTTCTCCTTTTGTTTAAACATTGCAAAAACATCAAGTTTTTTATCAAGACTCATATTATTTACTTTTTCTTTTAAGTATCCATACATTGATATTATTATTGCGTCAGATGTATTTAAAGTGACTCTTTTTTTATCCATTGGAACATTTTGCTTATCAATTACATTTTGCGCTAATGCTTTTATTTTATTTTTTCTTTCTTTTTTATCTTTTGGTAATCCTAATGGCTTCATCCATACTTGCGGAGCAACAGTCTTGTATTCTATCTGAAGACCTAACAGCACACCCTGCCAGAGTCCATAGTTAGTACCAAATTTAAACGCAGCACTACGAGCATCCGTAGGGAAAGCATGCACTTGCTCAATATATGCTAATGGTTTTCCCGATTCACTCCAATCATCATCTATCTTTTTTACTATATCTACAATTTCTCCCAAAGTTTTTGGATATTTTTGAAAGTCTACAATTAATCCATCTTTACATACTGCTACTCCCCCGCTTTTTCCAGGGTCTATTCCTATTATTGTTTGCCTCATTAAAAGTCCTTTCTTTCTGTGTAATTATGCCGAGTTGTATACTTCTTCTTTTTATAGTAATGATTCCTATTTATTTTAGGTTGATATTTTTCTCCAATAATTTCACCATTAAATACCTTTATCACCTTACTTGTTAATGCGTTACCAGCTTTATAACCTATAAGTGTATTATTATATTGCTTACAACTATTATCAAATGTTTCTTTAGGAATTATTTTAGGTTTGCTACCTTGAACAATTTTAAACCAATAACAAGTTCTATTATGCTCAAAGTAGCAACCATTACAACTTCTATGCATTAATTAACTGGTTCATCTCCTATGGCCATGTCTTTATTCATATAGTATGAACATCTGTTTCCATTAAATCCAACAGGATAGCTTCCTACTCTACCATATCTACTTTTAGATATAATAATCTCACTACCATACCTGTCGTATCTTTCGTGGTCGAAATTATATCCATAAAATACAAATACAGCAGACTCAGCAGTTTGTTCAATAACACCACTTTCTGCATAGTCACTCATTCTGGGCCTAGGGTCTATTCGTTTTTCAATTTCTCTGTTTAATTGACTTACTAATATTGCACTACAGTTTTCTGATTTACATATCCATTTATATTCTTGCATTATCTTTTCAATTTCAAATCTTCTACCTTCTTTAACTCCATTTACTTGTATTAATTGAATATAGTCATCTACAATTACATCTGGTTTATGTTTAGCAACTTCTCTCATTGCATCATCTAAGTTTCTAATGCTTTCATACATAATAAGATTTTCATATTTGTTTTTTATTGTTTCTATAGTATCTTCAAATTCTACTTCGTTATTTTCTCCAACAGAGTTTTGTCTTATGTTTGCATATAATAGATTAGGACTTTCCATAACAACTAGTTTCTTTAACATTTCAGTATTACTCATTTCACGATTAAACATCATTACTCTATATCCTTGTTCAATCAATCCTTTTATTATGTTAATTACTAATGTTGTTTTACCATGACCGGGCCTACCACCAACTACAGTTATTTCCTTTCTTGTCATACCACCAGCTGAAAAGTCAAGATATGGTTTATTAAATGGTATTATGTTTGTTCCATCTTTTATATTATGTTTCATTTCTTCAACTAAATCACTCATCTTTATTTGTTTTGATGGTTGTATTTCTCTTAGTTCTGATATTAATCTGGTATGTGTTTCTAGTATATTTCCTACTTCTTTATAATCCTCATAACTTGCGTCAACTAATTTTCTAGCAGATTTAGCAGTTTCTCTTTGTATGTATTTTTCCCACACTATTCTTGCATATTGCGTTACGTTTGCTACAGTTGGTACTTTTTCTGTTAGTCCAGTTAATAGATAAGCTTGAGCATCTCCAGTCATATCTTTCATTTTATCTGATAATGTTATTAAATCTATTTCAACATTGTCTCTATATAGTTCTTGTATTGATATCCATACGTTTTTATTATTTTTATCATAAAATGCATTATTATCTCTTATCCACGCTAGTGCTATTTCTATTTCTCTATCACCTCCAACAATTGCACATCCCAATAAAGCTTCTTCAGCTTCAGTTGAGTTAGGCATCATCTTTAATTCATCTTTTTTTATTTCTTTCATAATTCCTCCTTTATTTGAAAGATATTGTATTGAGTACTAGGTTCGTAATTAGTAATTACATATTCCTTTCTACCTTTACTTCTATGTTCGTCTGTTGCTCCTGCGTATTTTATGTTTATAGTTTGTACATTATAGTTTTTATACAATTCATATACTTCTTCTCGATAATCATAACTTACCATAAAGTGACCCCCTCCTTCATCTATCTTATCTACTGCGTCTTTCATTCTTATATGGTCTTCTCCATCAAAAGTATTCATATAGTAATCTCTTTTTTGTTCTGCTTTCTCTGTTGCTACAAAATAAGGGGGGTCTAAGTACCAAAAGTCTCCTTTGCGTGGCTTATACCTTCTTACAAGTTCCTCAAAATCAAGATTTTCTATTGTAGAACCTCCTATAAACTTCCTTGAATATTCTAATTCTATGTCAAAGTTTTTGTTTAAGTCTTTATTCATAGCAAAAGGCGTATGTATTAACTTGTTAAAGCTATACCTTACAGAATAGAAATACTTAGCAGCTTGATAGGGGTCTGGTATTTTAAATTCCTTTTCGGCCTTTATCTCGTCTCTGTAATTTACAAATAAATCACGAGATTTGGGAATCCAAAATAAATAATGTACAAGCTCATCGTATTTTTCTATTACACATAAATATAAGTTTACAATATTTCTGTCAATATCATTTAATACATTCCATTTAGCTTTGCTTTTTCTAAAGAACATCGAAAGACCACCCGCAAATACTTCAAAATATCTTTCATGTGGGGGGATTAATGGAATAAGTGTTTTACTCATTTCATATTTCCCCCCATAATAAGGAAGCACTATTGGACAATCGTACCAATCGAGGCTAGGCACGAGCCCCTCCCTTAGTGGCCATGCTCTTCACAAGATTATATAACTTTGATTCTAACTTATGTGTAGACTCTAACTTTCTATCTAATCCATGAGTTGCTACATTAGTACCAACATTAAATAAATCCCACAGGTTCTGAGGTTTACTTTCAATAAGTTTCTGGGTAATATATTCTGAAGATGTTAATGGAAATAATTTTAACATTTTAAGAACATGATTATCTCTTACTTTTGTATCAAATAACAATGGAAACTCTTCTTTCATTATTATCTTTGTTTTATTAATAGTTTCGTCTATTACTCCTTCAACATCATTCAATGCCATGTTTTGAACAATATGTTTATTCTTATATTTAGTAGCAACAACTCCTATTACTGCTCCATTAAGACATATCAATCTAAATGCTCCTGCTATAATATTAAGACCTACTGTTCCATCATAACTATTTTGCCAAATAATCTCTGGAGTCATTTCATCTTTTTTGCTTAGAGTTACTTTATGGTCTGGAAATTCCCATTTAACAACAGACCTTGCTCCATTGCCAAATGTCTGAACTTCTTTTATTCTTCCACCATTCTTTTTAATTACATCAGCAGAATTTTTATTTATAAACTCATTCTTTACAAGTTTATAATTATCTGTCATGCAACTAAGTACTTGATTTGTATCTTCTCTTACTATGAATTTGTACCCAGTTGACATTTCTCTTACACTAGTTCCATTACCTTTATTTTTTTTAGTTAATTCCCAATAGGCTGGTACTTCCGTAACTGGAAACATTATGTCTTGTATATTTGCTTTCATTATTTTTCTCCTCTTTTTTCAGGGTTATAAACTTGTCCTATATCATCTATCACAATAGGTTCATCGTTAAGATGTGGATTTGTTTTAAAACAATATTTACATCCACTATCATCACACATTATGCAATATGGATGTTCTTTTTCATGTGTTTGTTCTGGTTTATTTATCATGTATTCTCCTTTATTATTGGTGGAGCAGAGCCAAGAAGTTTTCTTTCATTCTCAGACATCTTCTCCTTATTCTTATCTCTTGATAATATTACAGCTTTAAGATATGCATATCCTTTTCCTTTTAGATAATGCTTACCTTTAAAATATTCATCTAATCCCCAGACCATTGTTTGGTCATTTACTTCTCTAACATTATATAAAAAGAAATAGTATTTATCTTTTTTAGCATCTGAAGGTACATTAGTTTTTATTGCTTGTGCAACAGTTCTTAAATGCATCCTTGTTATATTGTTTCTTTCTTTTAATAAATTATTTATTTTAGACATATAATCATTTTTCTTAAAATAATTAAATCCACATCGAGGACATTCAAACGGCCTTGAATCTCTCATCCTAATACCTCCACTTCTGTTAACGGGGCCCATCTATGTCTTCCTAAATAATATGAATCTTCTTTATTTTTTTCACAACTTGTAACGTATACTATACAAGATGTATCAGTAGATTCTAATAGTATTGCTTTACAACTAGAAGACTTTACTAATTGACCAGCAGATACTTTATATAAAAACTTTAGGCCCGGTGCTGGTTTAATTTTAAAAGTATCTTTTAATGCTTTTTTTGCTAGTTTTTTATTTTCTCGTATTCTTTTATTATATTCCTTATCTTGTTCTGAGAGCTTCCTCCTCATATTCTTCCTCCTTTTTAATTAAATTATCTTTTATTTTTATGATATCATTTCTAAGACTTCTAAAACATTTTTCATAATCATAATTACTCATAGTTTCAGCAGATTTTTCAGCTATAACTAAAGCAACTATAAGATTTTGCATTTCTTCTTTACTAAATCTTATTAATGCTGTTGATTTTTCTAGCCATTCTGTATCTAGCGATTTTGTTAACATTTTTGAAAATACCTCTCTCCCTTACTATATTTAAGTTTTAATTGATTCATTCTTTGATATCCAGCACTTCCTTTTTTAATTTTTCCAGCATCAATTAATTTTTTATATATTTCAATCATACTTAATATTGTTATACCAGAATCATTGTGATTGCTACTCATTTTATTCCTCCTCATCAAATGGTGATTTATAATCTGGATGTAATACTGTTCCTCTCCAAGCTGATTCTGCCTCTTCGCTAAGTTTTTTATCATATTCTGATATTTCTGCTTGGTCTTTTTCAAATCTATATTCTATATCATCACCTAAATTATTGTATTCATCAGCTGTAGTTGGTTCTGAATCAAGAGCTATTTGAGCAACTGTTTTTAGTTGTATTGGATTAGCTTGGTCAGATGCTTTTGCTATATCTAACAATGCTTTTTTATATATGTGTTCTTTTGACATTGGTTTCTCCTTTGGATTGTGGTAGGAGGAGGGAGGGTGACCTTTTAAACGAGATAAGAAGTATACGAAGAAGGAAGATATACTTGGCCACCCTCATATACAATTTATCTCTTTTTATACAAGTCATACAAATAATTTTATTTTACCTGCCCTAAAATTCTCCCATTATGATTATTTATCATTTTTTTCATTTCATATTGATTAATTTGTGGTTTCTTATACCATTTAATTTTATAACTACCAAACTTAACACCAAATTCATTTCGAACCATTGTTGTTACTATTTCTTTATCGACCATCCAATCTAAATCCTTCTTTAAGTCACATATTATAGCAGCCAATCTAAAACTTCCAAACATTCTTAAAGCATCGATTGGTGTAATACTATTTCCTGCTTCTAAATATTTTCTTACTTTACTTGATTGTGATTCTTTTCTTTTCTTTTTCATTTTTACCTCCTTGATACTGAGGAGCCTCCTACTATTCACTATACGTTGAAGAAATGAAAGGCATTACCCCTTCGGTTTTTTTTCACCCAAACTTCGGTGTATAGCTTCATACTTCGGTCAGCCCCTCAGCATATTATGTTAACAACTATTTAAAATGGTACATCATCTCCATCTATTTCATCTACAGATAGTACCTCTCCACCTTCCCAAGGCTTTACAGTTGTAACCTTGAAAGATGTTCTTTTTTCTTGTTGCTCTGGTGGAAGATGTTTAGTATCAGAAGTAACATATTCTTGTCTCTCTAAATCAACAAGAACTGGTTTTCCTTTAACATCATCTTCTTCTATAAGAACGAGTTTCTTTACTTTCTTATCTCCAAGCATTTGTTCTTGAACTTCTATGCCTAGATTTTCTAGTAAATTAAAGTATCTACTGTTCTTAGACCCAGATTCAGAATTTGTAAAGATAAACCATCCGTTATCCCATACATCTCTTCCTACTAAGTGTCCACAATCAGTAGTTGCTTGTTGTCCACTACCATTAGCAACAGGTATTCTGTTGTTGTTTTCATCTCGTTTGTATTTGTATCCATCCATTTCATAAACTAACTGTTCTAGGTCAGCTGCTTCGTCTGCTATTTTGTATGTCATGTTGACAACAATAGCCTCACCTGCTTTTGTATTAACCTCTTTACTTGCTAGTGTTTTAATATGAGCTGGATACCTACCCTCTTCAATTGGTTTCCAAGTTGAATTAGGGTCATATACTGCATCTATTTCCTTTGCCATTATGCACTTTTCCTTTCTACTGTGTATTTTGTTATTAGTGTGTTTATTTTATCTGTTAATTCAGTTTGCTTTTTACTAGGTTTAGTATTTTTCCCACCTCTATAATATAAAGTAGGTACTACCCATCTTCCATCAGCTGTTTTAAGAACTCTAGTTATTGATGTTCGCTTTTTGCTTATACCACCATTTTTCTCAAGTTCAGCTGCAGACCTCTTAGTAAGAACTCCTGCCTTTTTTAGTTTTTCTATGTCGTCTTTACTTTGCATAGATTACTCCTTATCTTTGTTATTGTTTAAGTATTTGCTACTCGTTCAAGTTTAGCTAAAGAAGAACGATAATTACCCCCATAAATATCACCTTCTTCTATCAATGTTGATACTTGGTCATATTTTTCCGTACTTATTGCTTTAGCTGCGTCTAGTAATGCTTTCTTTTGCTCTTCAGATAATTCTGTATCTTCTATTTGATTTCTATAGACATCATCAGCAATATTCATATACATATTAAACGCTTTCTTTATGCAATCTGTGTTTGCTGACTTAACATCGTTACCAATGTCTACAAATTCATTAGTGCCACGTTTTTTCTGTATTCTATGAGCTGCAGTCATATCTCCTTCTCTCCATATACCCTCATCATACCACTTGAGTCTACCATGTACTACAAATGCCTCACTACCCAATACTTCAGTATTTATTACTGTCCAACTCCAGCCTGGAAATTCTTTATCTGCAATTTCTCTCATATAACTAACTTCTACATATTCCATACCCATTTTCTTTTTAATAAATGGTTTAGGTGTTTTTATATTTGATACTCGTTTATGTTTATCTGTTATCATGAGTCTTATGCCATTGATGACTTCTAAGTTATCTGCTTTAACTATATCACTCATTATTTACTCCTTCTTCTAGGTTTTCTTTGTTTTCTTTGTTTTATTGTACTAGGACAAATACTTTCATATTGACAATATTTACATTCCCAATCTTCAAATGGAACACCATATTCCAATTCAGGTTCTAAGTATTTTTCAAATTTTTCACCATATTCAATTAAATATTCATTAAGGCCCGTCCAATACTCAAATGCTTTATCTATCCAGTCAGATATAACTAATTGCTCTCTAACCATACTAGTATTCTTATTGTACCAAAATAAATGAAGATTAGTCTTTTTTGGTTCTACTTGTGATTGCATCCCCAATGCATATGTTCCAAGTTGTAGCTTATAATTCTCATTGGCATTTTGTTGTCTATTATCTTTTCTGCCAAAGTGTTTAGTCCAAGTATAAGCAGCTGCTGTTTTAACATCATATATATCAAGTATTTCAGAATTACCATCATATACTGCAACATCTAAAGTTCCCACAATATTTAATTCTGGTATTTTTATCTTATGCTCAGAAAATATAGACATATTATTATCCATTATTTCTTTTGTATTAGTTTTCATATAATGATGTACTGCATCTTCAACATCTTTATGAACAATAGTACCCAATCTTAAAACTCTTAATCCTTTATCATCTATTGATTCTGATTCGTATTCAAAATATGCATATAATTGTTTTCTATAACATGAGCCTGATGATGAAGCGTGAAATCCTTTATCTTTTTTACGCTCTATAGAACTTTTATCTTGAAGGTGTCGCAAGTAGTTTTGATATGCTATAAGTATATTCATATTAGTTCCTTTCTTCCCCTAAATTTAACAATATCAAGAGTTAGTATCAACATCTTTCTGCTCGTTTTTTACTACTAACGTATTTTTTCCTTCAGTAAACACTTCTTTATCATTTAATTGCAATGCCCATTTAAGTGCCTCTATCCATCCTTCATCTATTAAATAATCTCTTTGTTCTACAGGTACAGGATTAGATAATATTTGAATAAGACAAGTTATTATTTCATCTTTAGTTCGTAGTTTCATGATGCAGCTAACCCCCAAAAGAAAAATGCTTTAATATTCTTTTTACCTTTTAATCCATGTTCTTCTTTTAATTTCTTTAGTGTTGTTCTGTGAAGTTCAATACAGTTCCACCTAGAAAATTTAGTACCATCAATTGTATCGCTTACAAATTTATCAAATGCTTTTGTTCCAAATCGTGGATGTTTTTTTCTTATAAAAAATCCATTTGATGTAGATATTGTACCATTATATCCACTGTGTCCATATTCATGTTGCGCTTCTTTTACTAACTCATCATAGGCCTGTTGCGCATCTTTAAATCTACCTACAGCAATATCTTGTGATTCAAATGCTCCCATTATTTTTCACCTCTATATCCAATACAACTTGTCATATTTAGTGTTTTCTTTTTATTATTTTTCGATTTAGTAATCATATTTATTTCCTTTTCTTTATTCATTACTTTTAATATTTCTATTACTTCTTTACCTCTAAAGCCATCATCTCCTATTGCTATGTCAACAGCTTCTTTAATTTGTTCTTCAGTATATTTTACCATATTTGAAAACCCCTACTTTCTTTACAATATTCAATAAACTCTTCTATATGTTCTTGATACATTCTATAGTTTGTTTGCCAATTCTTTTGTTTACCAACTGGAATACCCTCTTTTTTAGAAAACTTAGTATTACATGAATTACATTTACCTTTTACATGCTCATCGTTTCTCTTACCTGTTCCTTTACATATTTCACAATCTTCTAGTGGCAATGTATCAAGATAATAATGATATTCTTTAATTATTTTAGGTATATTCAATTTTGATAGTTTTTCATGTATTTCTAATGCTCTTTCTTCTGATATTTCATATCCATCGTTCATTGAACCTGATTCATATTCTTCATCTGTTAAGTCGGCCTCTATTCTTACAAGATTCCATATTGGCCTCCAAGACCATATATTTGCTCTAAACTCTTTATCATTTTTTATGCTTGATAAATCCATTCCCATGTTTTGTTCCTTTCTTATTCTTATTTAAAGTTTAAGTGGGAGCTGAACTCTTAAAACAGCCCCCACTATTATTAACTATGTGTACACGACTAGTGTTTTTCAACCTAGTCCACCACAACCTACCACTAATCTGGTTTACCCAGCTCCCTCTGCATAGTTAATTATAATATTTGCTCTGTTTGGGTGTCAAGGTACAGAGCAGACCTTGTAGGGGATGCGCTCACTCAGCGCTGCCATATTGTATGAGAACTTTGGATATCCTATAGCGCTTATTGCACTCCCACATCTGATAAGTATAACAAGAAGGACAAACTACTTATCAGGTTTTTGCTCAATATGATATGCTACATTATTACCTGTGTCTTCATCTTCCCATTCTGTTGGTGTTAACATAACATTAGCATTCTCTTGAATATATATTATATCATCAGAGTCTATGTGTTCCCAATATTTGTATTTAATACATCTATTGGTTCTTCCACCACTATCTTTGAACTCAATATTAATTGTATCATACCCTCTTAATTTAAATAATAAGAGTATTTTCTCTTCTGTTTCATTTACTGGTGGATGTATCATTATTTACCCCACTTATTATAATATATAGAGTAATTAGTAATTATATTTACCCATTGAGCCTTAGACAATGATGTCATTTCTCTTGCTTTAGGGTCAAACATATTATATAATCCAACTTCTTGTACATCAAGATATTCTTTGAATTGTTCTTTTGTTACTATTGATTTCATTTTTATCTCCTTCTTTTTATATTATTTCTTCTTCTATATAGTCTTTCCATTCATTATCATCTATTGATACTATAAATGGCCCGTCTTCATCTACATCAACATCATATATTTTATTTTCATTACCTAGTATTGTATAAAATACTATTGCAAATGGTAACATTGCTATTATTAATAATATACTAATCTCTAACATTAGTTGTTCCTCCTTAGTTCTTTTGATACTTTACTTACTGCTTGACTATAATTTTGTGCATCAACAGTTATTACTCTACCATAGTATCTAAATGACCATTGATTATCGTGTATTAGTATTAGTGTCATAGCTGACTCCTTTGTTATGTGGTTTATTGTTTATTTAATTTTTTACCTAGTTGTACATTTCTATCACGAAGCATATCTATTTCATCTTGTAGTTCATTGATTACATTATCATTGTGTTGTAGTTGTTCATTTAATGTCCAAGCTAACCAACATAGAAACATCATTGATACTGCTGCTATAAAGCTCATTGTTACTAATAGTATGTCTAACATTATTTACTCCTTGTTATAGTTATTATAGTTTGTGGTACACGGCTGGCACAGTCTTTCAACTCTGAAGTTATCTCGGTAAAGGGTCTTCTGTTTAAGTCGCCATTATGCGTTACACCAGCTCTAATCATCAAGTGTGTACCTAATTGTTTGCTTTGTAGATAATAAAACATAAGTAGGCTAATGAACTGTAGGATAGTATGATAAATGGTAATAGTATTAAGTCAAGCATTGTGTTACTCCTAGTTATTATAGTTTATGCCCAAGTGTTATTAAATCTTATAGTATATAAAGGAAAGGGCAGCTACTTACATCGGTATGCTTTACGGAGGAATACCAATATGTATGATGTGTTCACTGCCACTTACTATTTGCGCCTATTGCTTAGCACTTTGGGGGGGGTTAACCCACCACCCCACCGTTTTTCTTCAACAATGCCTCATACTTGGCTGAGTTGGACTTCAGTTTGTTAACACCCTTTTGGGTCAGTCCTTTTCTGTGTCCAGACTTGTGTTCAACCACGAACCATTCTTCATCGTCAATGGTTATAGGCTCTTTGCTTATCATCATTTTAATAGGAACAATCTCGTCCTCTATGTTTACATAATATGTTTCAAACATAATGTATCCTTTCTGTTATGGTTTTAACTAAAAATCGGATTTTCATAATCCTCTTAAAAGGCGTACTAGCTGAGTTTGGCTGTATAACAAAATCCTATAATTTTTTTGAAAAACAACTTGGGCATTGACAAGTACTTGACACCTGTTTTAAATTGGGGGGACTACAGGGGGGCCAAAAGGGATATTGTAGGCCCGGCATATAATATATTATATATAGTATGGCTATAGAATTAAAGGAATTGGGTTTATTATCATTAGATGACCAAGAGTCTATCTTAAAGGATATGTGTAAAGACTATCATCCTATACAAGTTAATGACACTAAATATATGATACCCTCAGAAGTAAATGAATTAATAGATGATTTATTTATAGAGATAACTATTCTTAGGGTGCAACTGAAGGAGAAATCAATTGGAGAAAAGAAAAATTAGGAATGTATCTCATTATGTATTTGATGATGTAAAAGAGTTTAGAGAATATTATCATTCAAAAATGATGAATAGTCCAGAAATAAAAGAAAACTGGAGATTTGCTAAAGAAAACGATTGGGTATTAAGTGATGATGGTAGAATTGTTCAGTTGCTAAAAGTAGCAAATAAGGTTAATCATCCTGGCGATAGAAAAAATTATAAATTTGCTAGGGGGTGGGTAAGGACAATAGTAGGTACATTTCTGAATCGTGATAATACATTCATGGATACAGACTTCAGCTCTCATGCTAATAGATACACTTTTTCCAAGACCATAAAAAACCCATCTTCTAGAGTACGGAAACGTACTAAGCCTACAAACAAGGAAAAAGAGTTTGCAACAAATGTTGTTGTTGGTATGGGAGCTGTTAAAGCTTATATGACAGCGTTTAATGAAGAAAACCAAAATAATGCAAAAAAGAAAGCAGCGGTGCTTTTAAAACAGGAGAGGATAATGAAAGAAATAGATAGAACTGCTTTAGAAGTAGCTAAACAACTTGGTATTGACCATGAATATATACTACAAAAGTTAAAAGATTTAGTAGATTATAGTGAAGACGATAATATACAATTACAATCTGTAAAAGAACTTGGAAAGGCTATTGGAACAATGGGCAATACAATTAAACAAAAAGAAATAGGAGTTGTAGGAATGTTTCAAGGATTTAGTCCAAAAGAATTAAAAGGTGCAGATAGAAATGAAATAACAGCAAGTAGTGAAGAAGAATGATAAGAAAAGATGCGGAAGGCAACATTATAGGTTGCAAACATTGTGGTTCTAGACAACTTAGAAAAGATGGATGGCAATATTGGAAGACATTAAAAAGACAAAGATGGAAATGCACATCTTGTTTTAAAAAGTTCATAACACCTAAAATAATAGAAAAACCACAATTTGAAAAAGAATTAGAAGAAGTAGACTTTATACCTATAGATGAGATAATAGAACATAGAAAAAAACAATACAATCAAAAATTAAAAGCAAAAAAATCTAAAAGATTAATAAATATAAAAATTAATAAAAAAGGCCCAATAGGAATACTTCACTTTGGTGACCCTCATGTAGATGATGATGGTACAGATTTAGCAGAAATATATATGTTATGTAATTTAGTAAATAATACAGATGGGTTATTTGGAGGCAATTTAGGAGACATACAAAATAACTGGATAGGTAGATTACAAGCATTATATGGACAGCAATCTACATCAGCTAAAGAATCATGGAGATTAACAGAGCATTTTGTCAATCAAGTAGAATGGTTATACTTAGTAGCTGGTAATCACGATGTATGGAGTGGTGATGGTGACCCATTAGAATTTATTATGAGAGAACATAGTGGTATTTATGAACAATGGGGAGCAAGATTAAATCTTATATTTCCTAATGGTAAAGAAGTTAGGGTTAATGCAAGACATATGTTTAAAGGAAATAGTATGTGGAATACAGCTCATGGAGTAGCAAAAGCAGCTCAGATGGGATGGAAAGACCATATTCTTACTTGTGGACATACTCATGTTTCAGGGTATCAAGTATTAAAAGATTCAGCAAGTGGACTTATTAGTCACGCAATTCAAGTAGCATCATTTAAAATAATGGATAGTTATGCAGATAAATTAGGATTAGATGATAAAAATATATTTAATGCCCCAGTCACAATTATAGACCCTAAATATGATGATGATGATAACAGATTAATAACTACTATATTTAATCCCTATGAGGGAGCTGAATATTTAAAATACAAAAGAGAACAATGGAAAAAGAAATAATATTAGTACCAATGCTTTCATATTGGCATTTAGCAAATAAAGGCCCGAATCAATATTCTCATCATAAAAAAGGGAATTGTTCTATTTCTTTCAATAATTTAACTTTTAATGTAAATGGCAAATATAAATACACAGAATGTTTCAGAAGCAGAAGAAGCTCTACAATTAGCTCATAGTGATTTAATTGCTTTTGGAAAATTATTTCTACCTGATGACTTTATGCGTAGTGAAACACCTTTTTTTCATTACGAAATGGCAGATTCAATTGATAATAAGGAATGCAAACAGCTTGCTATTATCATACCTCGTGGTCATGGAAAGACAGTTTTAACTAAAGCATCTATACTAAAAGATTTCGTATTTTGTAAGGATGAAGAAAATTTTTTATTCTACGCTTGGGTATCAGCTACGCAAAAGCTGTCTGTGGGCAATATGGATTATATCAAGCATCATCTTGAATTTAATGATAGGATTAAATACTATTTTGGTAATCTTAAAGGAAAAAAGTGGACAGAAGAAGACATAGAGTTAACCAATGGCTGTAAACTCATTTCCAAGAGTAATGTCTCTGGGATACGGGGTGGAGCAAAACTCCATAAACGATATGACCTCATTATCCTTGACGACTTCGAACA